TTCGGCATGGATCGTGTGCGCGGCTATTCGGAACAGGGCCGGCCGTATCATCTGCTCGGCGCGGCACTTTGATCCGCTGATGCGCGCCCAAATCAATTACAGCATCGACGGCGCGGTGATCTGGCGAAACGCGGAGCAGGGATTTATCGACCAGCGAGGCAATTTCCTGACACGCGAACATGCGCTGGAAGTCGCGCTTACCAACGGTCAACTCCGTAAGCGATGCGGCGGCGACTCAACTCAACTATTTAGCGAAAACCTCTATTGAGCCGAACTTCAAAGATCAGCCATGACCAGCAACGCACATACCAGCCAGCCGGATCAGCCCGAGACGGAAAATCTGCCACCGCCAGCACGCAAAAGGTCGGCGGTGGTCATTTGGCTCTGGCGCTTTGTTAGCCGTTGGGGACTTCGTGAAATACAAGCCGCGCCGCGGCCTGCTTCGCTGCGGGTGCGGTCAATATGACCGCGCTGTGGTGGCTTCCCTTTCGCCTTTTGTGCTGGTAAACTATGAACTCTTCCAAAAACCAATTCGCATTGTCGCCGTTGTCTGTAACCGCATGGTTAGTCTGCGAAGGTGCGTGCAAGCGAGACGGCGACTGCCAAGGAACTGTGAGGAAAGTAGAGGTGTTCGACATCAAAGGAAGCTGGGGAAAATACTGCTACTGCGAAACCGCTATCGCGATAGACCGAAAGAACGGCTACAAAATCCGTGAAGCAGACTAACGTTAAAGATGAGCCACGGAGCGGGAAATGAAACACCCGCACGCGGCTCAAATCACCTATGAAAACACAGGAAACGAAACCGGAAACGACGGCTCCGTTGGCTCCGGCGGCTAGTTGGGCTTTGAAACTCACGAATGAAACCTAAAATGAACGCACTTCTAATCTTCGGCGGCCTGGCGCTTGCCCTCACTGGAATGTTCCGGGCTATCTCAAACAGTCAGGGCGACCCCATCGACGGTGCGATTCAGATACGGAAAGAAGATGGCGCATACTGGGTCTATAAATATGTGCGTCACCCCGGCTGGAGGGTCCACAAGCGGGCTGACTCACTGGAGCAGGCGCGTGAAATAAAAGCGCGCGACGAGTCGAAGCCTGCCGAGGAAGCGAAGGTCATCGAGTGAGCCCAACATCTAGATGAGCCTCACGCACAGCGGCGACGCCGCACCATTCGCGCTCGAAATGTCCGAGCAACCGCAGACGCCAGCACCCGTGCCGGCTGTGCGTGTTGGCTCTGGCGCCTTGTTCGCCCTGCGTCCGCTTGCCGAACGCGGCCTTATATGCGCGCATCATTCGTGCATTCGCCCAGTGGTCCCCGGCATTCGGGTTTGTGAGCACCACCGCCGGCTCGCATCGGCGCGATTTGCGCGATGGTACCGCAAGTCGCGCACTACCGATGCAGGGGTGGTTTGCCGGGCCGATACAGCGTAAAATGGCCGCATGAAAAAGAATCCATATCGCTTTTGGCTGATCACGCTGCACGGCGAAAACGCCAAGCACTCCGAGCGGTTTCATGGCCGGCTAGATCATGCACTCGCGCAGGCCGACGAAATGGAGTGCGAGGTAGATTTCGACGTAATCAAGGTAGAAGTCATTTTGGCGAACGTTTAAGATGAGCCACGCCGACAGCGCAGAATTTCAACTGGAATCCGATGCCGGACAGACGCCCGAACAGCCACTGACCGCTGTCGGCGTTGGCTCTGGCGCCTTGTTAGCCGTTTCTTTCGGCGGCGGAACCAACTCCACGGCTATGCTCTGCGGACTGCGCGAACGTGGAATCCGCCCCGATCTTGTGCTTTTCGCGGATACCGGCTCGGAGATGCCGCACACCTACGAACACGTCGCGATGATGCAGGCGCAGGTGCTATCGTGGTGGGGGATCGAGCTGCGCGTGTGCCGCAAGCTGCGCGCCGGAGAATTTGAGGGGCTTGAACGTGAGTGCCTGCGCGGCGCGAAGCTGCCGGCGCTGGCCTATGGCTCGCGCGCCTGCTCCGTGAAATACAAGCACGAGCCGCAAAATAGATACATGCGCGCCGTGATGAAGGAGCGCGGGGTGAAGGTAGCAATGCGGGCAATCGGCTTCGACGCTGGCGAAGCGCACAGGGTGAAACCATCGCCTGACGCCTACGCGGTGAACTGGTATCCACTCGTCGAGTGGGGCTGGCGGCGCGAGGAGTGCGTGGCCGCAATCGCGCGGCACGGGCTTCCGCAGCCTGGAAAATCGGCCTGCTTTTTCTGTCCGGCGATGAAGCGCGGCGAGGTGCTGCGACTGCGCGACGAACAACCGGAGTTGCTGGCCCGCGCTTTGGAGATCGAGCGCCGCGCGCAGACCGGCGCGAACCGGCAGTTGCGTGGGCTCGGCGGCGAGCGGAACCTCTGGGCCAACTGGCTGGCGATGGACGCGAGTCAGGTGAAACTGTGGCTCGACATTGAGCCGGCGCACGCTCCCTGCGGGTGCTATGACGGCGGCTAACGTCAAAGATGAGCCACGGAGCGGGAAATGAAATGTCCGCAACTGGGCCAAACTACCTATGAAGAATCAGGAAACGAAACCGGAAGCGACCGCTCCGTTGGCTCCGGCGACGGGTTCGGCTTCTGAGGTGCGCCGAGGCTGGCGCGGATTCAAATGCGAGTGCGGGCACCAATGGGAGTGGACTACCCGCGACCACCACAGCCCCAGCGGAGAAAATTGCCCGAAGTGCAATGAGTGGCTTTTCCCATCTTCTTCACGCGCCGACGCAAGCCTTCCCTGCGACCCGAGCGGAAACCTGCTCTGCGCGTGGAATGGCAAGCCGAACAGGTAGTTGGCATGATTTCAAAAGTCCGCCGCCTAACTCCGCGCGCCCGCGAAAACATCCGCCGCGGACTGCGCAATTCGTGGCAGCCGGGAGGCGCGCATCATGCCCGATTCCGCTGCGGCGAGCCCGACGCCGACACCGCGCGCCGCCGCGCATTAGACGACCGGCGCGGAACGCTTTACGCCGAGGTGCGCACGCCAGATGGGCAACGCTGGGGGCTGCGCTGGTCGGTATGCGGGCGAACGGATCAGCTCGACGTGATGCACGCCGGTAGAATCGCCGCAACGATGCGGCCCGGCTTGGCTCTCGAATGGATAGCCGAACGCGCCGCTGTCACACGAGCTTGCCATTGATGACGCGCAGCGGCGTCACTTGAAAATCGTCGCCGGACAGATCGAGGCGTGCGGCGGAGTGGTCCCACTTGTTGATCCGCGCGTAATCAGGCGACAGGCCGCAGAGGCAGCCGGTGGACCAACAGGCGATCTGCTTGCCCTTGCTCGTGCGCTCCTGGTGCTGGCTGGTGCGGTGGAGGTGGCCGGCGAGGGTGCACTCCATCGTTTTCAGGAAAAATCCGCGGGCGGGGTTCACCGGTGGTGCGATGGACCCCTTGCCGAGTTCGTGGCCGTGGAGAATGTCAAGGTGGCCGGCGACGATTTTCCTTTGGTCCGTGATGAACTCAATGCCGCCGATTGCAGGCTCGGCGCCGGGAATAGGCTGCGTGAGCAAATGTTCGAGGCGAACCTGCGCCAGCCCGAACAACTCCGGCGCCTTTCGCCAAAGGTACTTGTCAAACCATTCGTCGTGGTTCCCAAACTTGTAGACGATCCGGCAGCGCGGGAACTGAGCGCGCAGCCAGCCGAGAAATGCGCGCGTGCTTTCCAGCTCCAGCTTGAGCGAGGATTCGGTCGGGTTTTTGTCGAAGCGCGAAATCGAAAAGAAGTCGCAAACGTCGCCGTTGAGAAGCACGCAGTCGCCCGGCCTGAGCCAGCGTTTCGCGTCGCGCACAAGCGGCATGATTGCCGACGTGTCGTGAAACGGAATATGCAGGTCCGACAGGATCAGCGTGCGCGGGGAATCCAACGTGAACGGCTCCCACGCCTTCGCGTGGCTTTGCGGAAATTCCCACTTGAAGCCGGAGGGCTGATTCGGCCTAGCGGATGAAGCCCTTGCATTGTGTCGGTGTTTTTTGCCGAGGTTGCCGCGCTGGTAGCGAATAGCCAGCATACAAGCGTTGAACGTCGGCCAGCGTGCCGAGTGCCTTTTATACAAAACCCGTGCCAGCGTTTTCGTCGGCGTGTCTGGAAATTCTTGGCAGGCTTCGGCGACGATTGCGGCGTTGGTCATAGGTTGTGCTTTATTGGGACGCGCGGCGGAACTCTAGGCTGCGCAATCTGCCTTCGTGATCTTGCAGGGCGGCGTCTTGGCGCCCGTTCACCTCGGCGTCTTTGACGAGAAGCTGAATCGCTGTTTCGACTTTGGTCAGCCGCTCACCTAGTTGCTTTACCTCTTCGACGCTGGCAAAAGTGTTGTTGAGCCAGAACAGAGCGGCAAGACCGATGGGCGTGCCCAGCTTGTAGATGATGTCGATTGCGGTGTTGATGCGGTCTCGCTGCTCGTCGCTCATGGCTGCGGTATGGTGATGGGTGAGACGGTGGACCGCGCGGCGTCGATTGCGTTGCTGGCGGTGACCGACTGCGCGGATTCGCTGGCGCCGATTGTAACATCCTTTTTGTCGCCATCAACCTTGGCGCGGATGGCGCCAAGCTTGCGATCCGTGCCGAGAGACAGGTAAACGAACGACGCGCCAGAGGTTTGGTCTTTGTAGGAGATGGCGGTGCAACCGGCGGCGAGGCCAGCGGCGAGAATGGACAGCAAAGCGCGGGCGAACGTGTTGGTATTCATGCGGCAGAGTGCTCGGCGATCTTGCGGGCGTTGGTTTTCCACGCGAGCCAGCCGCCAGCGCGCACGGCTTTGTGTAGGATGTGGCGTCGCAGCCAGGGAATCCCAAGCGCGGCCATCGCTTCAAGAAACACGTTGTCGGCCTCTTCGCGCGTCATGGTCTGATACCAATAGGCCCAATCGTGAACCACGGCGGCATCGGTATAGGCACCGTCCGGCGGGTAGATCGCCCAAAAGATGCGCGGAACGCTGGCGTAATCGGTATCAAACCCCTTTTCGACCACGAGGCGCCCCATCGTCGGAGAATCAAAAACGAAGTCGTCTAGTAGCTCGCCCCGGCGCGGTGCCGTGCGTTTGATTTGAGCCGGTCCGTTCGGGAATGGTGCGCCCATGCTAGCCTCCGAGCTTTACGCGGAAAATTTGCGCGCGGTTGGGGTAATCCGCGAGTGGTGCGGTGGTGCGGTTCTGCGGCTCAACCACGAACAGGCCGCGGTCGGTCATAGCTGCGTTCAGGGCGTGGGCGCCGTCGCGCACGCCGGCCCAGGGCACGAGGTTGTTCACGTGGATGCGGGCAAGAAGCGGCTGGGCTTTGACGCCCGCGCGCCCGGCGGCGATGTTGGCGGCGAGGGCGAGCGCGAGGCTGAACTTGTCGCAGTCGAAGGATTCCGGCGTGTACGCCAGACCAGTCGCCTTCGCGAAGTGCCACGACCAGTCAAGCGCCTCCGTGAACCATTCGTGCGACAGCGGCGCGAACGTCGCGTCTGTCGTGTCAATGGCCGTAAACGGTGTGGTCAGGCGCTGAATCTCCTGCCGCACCTGCATCGCGGTGAACGTGCGACCGTCCAGCGGCGCCCGCCAAGCGGGCACGCGCGGGACTTCAACCGTGGGTTTGCGACGCCAGAAGGGCACGTTACGGGTTCTCCGGCTGCGGCGCGGGCGGTTGGGCGGCGGCTTCCAGCTCGGCGATGCGGGCTTGCAGGGCGGCGATCTGCGCGTCCTTCGCGGCGAGGGCGGCGACCTTTTCCGCCTCTTTCGCGGCGACCTGCGCAGCGGCGGCGTCCGTCGCGGCTTTGATGTCGGCGGCGATGCGGGCGCGGGCGGCGAGGGCGGCGTCGCGCACAGCGCCGTCCACCTGCGGGGCGAGGGCCGGGTTGTTGCGGGCGAAGTCGCCAATCTGCTGGTTCGTGTTGGCCCCGTCAAGGAACACGTTGCCGTAGAGGTCAACGGTCACGACAGGTTCGGCGGCGAAGGCCGCGACGGTGAGGGCGAGGAGGGCGAGTAGGTATTTCATAGGTGCAGAGGGTGAAGGTCAGCGGACGCGGCGGGCTTCAATGCGCCCGTAAGCTGCCATCGTGTTCACCGCGAAACCCGCCTCGGCCACGAGGTAGACCGTTTGGGTGCTCGCCACCGATACCCTCTTCATTGGGATAGCGAACCGAGGGTTTATGACCGGCGAACTGAAGCTGTTGTACACCTGCGCCCCCGCATCCGTGCCCGGTACAGTACCCGATGACGTGGATGCACCACCGACAAGGTACGTGAACGTTGTCGCCGCGTTCGGGTTGAAAAGCAGCACGCCCGTAACATCCCAGTCACCCGCCGTCAGGCTGATGCTCGTGACGTTCGCGGAAACGCCCGTCGTCAGGCTCACCGCGCTCCCGCTCGCCACCGTGCTGCTCACGTACTCCCCGACGTAGCCGGTCGCGGCGTTGTCGTTGGTCGTGGTGCCTTTGATGGCTACTGCGTTTGTCTCGCCGTTGATCGTGATTTGCGCAGGTGCACCACCGACCGCCCCGACACCAATACCAAAAATCTTTTGCGCCTGAGCGGAAATGGTCAGGGTGTCGTAATTTGCGTCGAGGATTGCGGTGTCGCGCACGCGAAACCGCTTGCTCCCACCATCTAGGTGGAGGCTCCCCGCAAACGTGCTCGTGCCCGTCCCGCTCACGGTGAGGTTGCCGGAAACGGTCGGGTTGCCGGTGATCGTGTTAGTGACAACAGAGCCGCCGGTGAGCGCACCGCTGACGTTTACGCTGGTTCCGGTAGCTGCTCCAATGTTCGGCGTTGTGAGCGTGGGCGACGTCCCGAAGACGAGCGAGCCGGTGCCGGTTTCGTCCGTGACGGCGGAGATGAGGTTGGCGCTGCTCGGCGTTGCAAGGAAGGTAGCGACGCCGCTGCCGAGGCCGGATACGCCGGTCGAGATTGGCAGCCCGGTGGCGTTGGTCAGCGTCGCGGAAACGGGCGTGCCGAGGGCCGGCGTGGTGAACGTGCCGTTGCCGGTGATGTTACCTGTTAGCGTGATATTCCCCGCCGACACGTTGCCGAGCAGGGAGATTCCGGTGCCCCCGCCAGCGCCCACAATGACGACGTTCGTTCCGGCGCTGTTTTGAAGCTCGATGCCGGCGCTGCCGCTGGCTTTGATCGCCTGCGCGGTGGCGTTGTTGGTGATATTGCTCGCCGAGATTGCGCCCGTGCCGCTGGTCGTGATGTTCGCGCCAGAGCCGACCGTGATCGTCACGCCGGAGGCCAGCGTGCCGGTGCCGATGTCGGAAGCGGGAATCGTGACCTGAGCGAGCGCGCTGGCAGCGAGCGAAAGCGCGACGGCGAAAGTGAGAAGGCGGTATTTCATGGCGTGAATCTTGTGCATAGGCGGAACGGTCAAGCGGTGGGACGGGTGACGAGCGTAGCGGTGAGGTAGGCGCCCGCGGTGCTGCTGCCGACTGATTTGATTTTAAGCCGCACGTAATCGGACGCGGCTAGCGCGGTCACGGTGGCGAAGTCGGTCGCCTGGTACTTGCTGCCGGCTGCGAGCGTGCCGAGGGTGCCCAGCTCGGTGCCGTTGGAATCTACGAGGTCAACCGTGATGTCGGATCCGACCGGCGCGACCTGCGCGGAAAGTTGGATTCCGAGAATGTCCGTCGGCACGATTGCGGTGAAGCCGCCGAACGTCTGCTCGTCGGTCGCGGTGCCGAAGAAAACGCCCGCGAGCGGATAGGCTTTGCCCGCATCCGCCGAGTTGGCAAACCGGCACACGAGGTTGACCGCCACGTAACCGCCCGGCGTGGTGCTGCCGACGCTCTTGACCCTGACCTTAAGCACGCCGCCTGCGGCGAGCGAATAGGCGGTGCCGAACGTGGTCTGCTGGTGCTGCGATCCCGCGGCGAGCGTGGACACAAGCGAAAGCTCGCTGCCGTTGCCGTCCGTCAGATCGACCGTTAGCGCGGAGCCGACCGGCGCGGTCTGCGCGGTGAGCTGCACGCCAAGCACGGTCATGGCGACCGGAGCCGTGAATCCGCCGTAACCCTGTTCGTCGGTTGCGCTTCCGGCGATATAGGCCACCGGCACAGTCAGCGACGAGCGGAGATTGGCCTCGAAAAAGTTGGTCGGCGAAACCAGCACGCCGGAGGAATCGACGAGGACCGCGGACGTGCCACTCGGCAGCGGGGAGTTCGGCGTCTGCTGCGTGTCGGAGATTGCGCGCAGCCGGACGTTGGTGCGGATAAGCGCATACGTGACCGGGTAGCCGTCCGAGTCCGTGACGCGGATATGCTGCCACAGCCGCACAACCGGGAAATCCTGCGGCACGTATTTGGCGCCGAGTGCATTCGCCAGCGCGCCCGTATTAACCGGGAGCCGGATCGACCATCCGCCCGTGATTGCGGTTGCCTGCGTTTGCAGGGCAAGCGGAGGCTCGTCGCCGGCTACGCTCTGACTCAGCGCCCATGTTACCGTGTAGCTACTGTCTCCTGCCCAGCTCGGCCAGCTCCCGGTACCGTCCGTGAACCGGAAATTGAACAGCGGCGCGTCCCCGAGAACCAAGTCGGGCGCGGTTGCCGCTGTCGTGTCCTGTTGAGCCGTGACGACCGCATCCGCGGGAGAGGTCGCGTTAGTGTAAAGGTAAACGTCGTTGCGCGCCATAGCTCAAAAGTTAGGGGACTCGTCAACTCGTCGTATCGGTGAGCGTAAACACGCGCCGCAATGCGCCTAGAAGGTTCGTCAAAGCCGCATTACCGGCCTTGGATCCCGTGATGGTGCCCAAGTCCACGTCTTTGGTGGAGATAGTCAAAACGGCCTCTGAATCGCTGATAAGAAGTGAGCTAGTGCCCGCGGTGCGCACGACTACGCGCACGCGCAGCAACTTGTTCACGGCGCCAACCGTTTCCGCCGGAACCTGCGGATTTTGCAGGAACCACGGCAACACGTCGTCCCGCGGCGGTTGCGGAATCTGGCTCATACGTTGGCCGCTGACACCTGCTCATAGGTCAGCGACAGGATAGGCCCGCGCCACGGTTGGAGCTGGCCGACGTTGGTGTTGATCGTTGAGGAGCCGGAGAAGATCGCCAGCAGCAAGTCGGTATCGTTGGCCGCGCTGCTAGGGATGGGAATGTCTGCGGCGGTCGTGATGCCGGATGTCACGCCGGGCAAGTAGAAGTTCGTGATCTGCGATCCTGGAATCAGCACGCTTCCGGGCTGGTAACTGGCTTTTGTACGCCCGCCCAGCTCGGTAATCGTGCCGGCAGCCGCGTAATCGTCCGAGGCCGCGACAAGCAAGCGAATCGTATTCGCGTCGGGAACAATGAACTTGGAGCCGAGAATGCCAGCGTAGTAGGTCGATCCGCTTTTGAGGAAAAGCGTGTTGGCCGTGGTCAACCCGTGGTTGGCGCAATAGAGGTCTCGCGTCGCGGAGGATGATGCGAAAACAATCTTCTGCGTGCGCCCGATGCTGCCGTCCGTAATGCTCGGCGTTGCTGTGGAGCCTGCTGGAGTGAGCGACGCGGAGTTTGCCGTCATTACCGCGTTTGCAAACGCGATGGCAAAGCCCGTTTGAATCTCGCCAGACACCGTGCATCCGCCGCGGTTGGTGACGGATGTAAGCAGGTTTAGCGCGGTTTGAACCTCCGAGGCCGTGGCATCGTAGTCGATTGATGCGGTTGTATCGGCGCCTACGGTTAGCGTGAAGGTGCCTCCGGTGGGTGGCGCATCCTCAAAAATGATTTGGGCTTGAATTAAGCGGGCATCACTAGAAAGCGGAGTAGAGGTTCCAGAAGAAAGGCCAGCAACGACGGAAAATGTACCTATCCCCAAATTATTAAGGGCGGTAGCAACCTGAGCAAATGTCGAGTTGTAGGCGATTGCGGATGTCGTGTTGCCGTTTATTGTGAGCGTATATGTTCCACCCGTAAAGTTGCCACCATAAGGGGACAGGAAAATTTCGTATTGCCTGATATTTGATGACGGCGAAGATGTAGAAAGCAGCGGGGCTCCAAAAGAATAAGTCAAAAGCGACATGTCCGCCGTAGGCGTGTAGGCGGTCGGAACAAAGTATGCGCCAACTGTTTGAGAATATCCAGAATTCGACAGGCTTTCAATTTCCGTAAGCGTGCCGGTGCCAGTCAGCGATCCGCTCGCAATCGTGATTTGCGCGTAACTGGCGAAAGTCACAACGAGCCCGCCCGCAGAGTTGTAGGAGCCGGTAACCGTGCATCCGCCGCGGTTGTTCACGCTGGTTAGCGCATCGAGCGCCGTTTCCACCGTCGCCGCGCTGTCGTTGTAGTTCAGCGCGCCGGTCGTGTTGCCGGCAAATGTCAGCGTGTACGTCCCGCCGGTCGGGTAAAAGCCCGGTGCGCCCGTGTCGCTGGTGACGGTCTGCCTATAATACGCATCGAATCGCGGAAGCGTCGTGTCCGGCTGCGTCACAAGGTAGCTGCCTATGACCTTCGGGAAAGTGTCATCGCCCGGAATCTGCGGCTTGGAAACCGCCACGCTAGTCGGCACCGTCTGCGTGCCCGGCACCTTGCAAAACGTGCGCGCGAACCGGCCCACGCCGCCCTCTACGGAAAGCTCGCTTTCTTCGATCAGGTATTGCGTCGCGTCGTCGGGGTCGGTCGTCAGCGCAGCCGCGGGCGAATAGCTGCCCGGAAGGACAACGTAATTGCGGACCGTGCCCTTCGTCGTGCTGTCCTTCGTCGGCGAGTTGAGAAACGGGTAAAACGTGCGCTTCGGCCCGTTCTGCACCGCGGAAGTGTATGTGCCGTCTGAATATGGCATGTCGTCGCGTGGTTACTTGCCGAAGCCGGCCCGGCGCAGCCGTTCGTTCAGGTCTTTCAGTTGGTCCGTCTGCTCGCGGGCGATCTCCTTTGAGTCGCGGGCGTCGTCAACGAAGCGCGCGAACACGGCATCGAACGCCAGCGGGTCACCCTTGAAGTTGCGACGCGCCAAGTCCTCGCCGCCGAGCTGAAAATCGCGCCGCAGCGATTCGCGGAACCGAATCTCGTTTTCCGCGTTGCGCGCCTCGAACTCAAGCCGCGCCGCCTCGCCGTTGTTGAACGTGCCGCCGCCAAGCGCCGGGTTGCGAATCTCGTTCGCAAGTTGCCGGTTGGCCTGCGCCAGTTGCCGCAGCGCCTCGTCGCTCGACTCGCCGAATTGCGCGGAAGTGCGGATAGGGCCGAGCCCGAAAGCGGACTTCGCTTTCGCCTTTCGCTCCTCCGCAACCGCCTGCTTTTCGCCCTCGGCGGTCAGCTCCTTTTCCACGCCAAGCCGCAACGTCGCAAGCTCGGCCTGCTTTTCAAGCAGCAGGACTTCCAGCGCAGACGTATCCTGCCCGGCCTGCTTCAGCCGCGCGATACCGGAAACAAGGTCGGCCTGCTCTTTCGTAAGCTGCGCGATCTTTTGCTCCGGCGGAAGCGCCTGATACTTGAGCGCCAAGATTCGCTCCTGATTCTTTTCCCGCTGCTGCTCAACTTCGCTGATGGCCTTTTGCGTCTTGGCGTCTTCTTCCGCCGCCTGTTTCTCCATTTGCGCCCGAAGCTCGGCCTCCTTCGTAAGCGATTCCTCGATCTGCACGCGGAGCTGCCGCGCCTTTAGCGATTTCTCGTCCGTCGCCGCAAGCTGCGTGCTGATGGTCTCGCGCTCGGCGAGCAACTTCTGCAACCGCTGCTCGCTGTCCATTTCCTTCATCGCTCGCGCCTCGCGGATTTGCGCAATCTTCGCTTCCGCGGCTTCGATGTTCTTCGCTTCGTCGGCCAAGAACTTGGCGCGGGCGGCGGCGATACGTTTGATGTTCTCCTCGGCGTCGCGGCTGATGTTCTCCGCGGCCTTTGCGCTTTGCGCTGTGGCGCCTTCGGTCCAAGTCAGCCAGCCACGTCCCAACTCTTCGCCGACGCGGGTGAAGATCGACAGCGCCTCGATGCCAAAGTTGACCACGCCCTTTTTCAGCGAGTCTAGCCCGTCGCCGAACGCCGCCACGCTTTCGACGGACTTGTCGATTTCCATGCCCGCCGCCCTGGCTTCGTCGCGCGCCTGCTGCGCCGCGTTGGCGAGATTGATAAAGGAGCGAGCCAGCAGCGCCAAGCCGATGCCCGGCCCAAGCGAGATGCCGATGGTCTCAAAGGTGCTTTTGACCTTCTTGCCCGCGTCTACGGCTTCGCGCATCTCCCGTTGGAATTGGGAGGCATCCGCCGTGAGTTTGAAGCCTACGCCGAAAGTAGCCATTGCCGTGTCAGTTGTTGCCCTGCTTTTGGTGCGCCATCTGCGCGAGGTAGTCCGTCGCCAGCTTGTCGGATGGGTTGGTGAGCGTCTGGCCGAACACGCGCCGCTGCACTAGGCGCACGAGTTGCCAGACCTGCGGGAGCGGCATCGCCATCAAACGGTCAATGTCCGCCGCGTAGCCGCCCGCCGCCAGCGCATCGAGAATGTACGCCACGCCCGCCGCGGTCGCGCATTGGGCGACGTGCCCGGTCTGGCCCTTCGGCGCGTCCATGAACTGCCGCTTGAGGTAGGCGGTCGTGTCTTTTGCCAGCCGATCCGGGTGCCGCGCCAGCCGCAGGTTCAGCTTTTTCCGCTCGGCGTTTGCCACGATGTAGCCCCACGAAAGCGGCGAATCGCCTTTGGGTTTCGGACAGTCCGAAAGATACCACACAAGCTGCGCGCAGTGGGCCAGAAACTCGAAGTCCGTATCGAAGCGCCACGGGCAGAAGAAACCGTTTTCCAGCTCCTCCAAAACCTCAAGGTCACGAAGGGTCAGGTCGCGCACCAAAACCCCGCAAATGCGAACAGGCACGCCCGCAAAAGCCTGCCGGCGCACCTGCTGCTCGTGCTTTACCGCCTCGGCAAAGCCTGGGATTTCAACGAAGCCAGACATCGCCAGAACGCCGACGTGCGGCGCCGCTTAGTTAATCTTCTCCTGCCAAGTAAGCGAGGCCGTCCAGGGAGCGTCCTTCGGCTTGTTGATCGTGACCGCGGTGATAAACACGTTTACGTTGCCGCCTTCGATGTTCGCGACGAAGGTGCCGGTCGTGCTGTTCTCCGCGGCGGTCGTCGGCTCGGCGATATTCGACGCCGAGAACTGGACCTCCGCGGTTCCGGTGTACGGCTGTTTGAACGAAAGCGCGCCGGACGGGTCGCCGTTGTTGTCGGTGATGTTCACCGTGTTCGCCGGCTTGTTGACCGTGAAGCTGTTGGCCTTGTACGCAACGCTGTTGATGGTGACCGTGGGCGAGCCAGAGGGGAAAGTGCCGTCAGAATAGGGCATGGGAGCGGGTGGTTAAATGTTCGCGGAAAACCTTGAAAAGCGCGCAGGCGTCAACTGGCGGCCCATTGATCGGGCTTGATGAAGAACTCCAACTGGTAGGAGAGCGTATGCGAAATCTCGTCGTTTACGGCATCGCTCGCCATTGCCGAAGCCGATTCGCGCAGGGTAATGATCTGATAATACGGCAAGTTGACCGCCGTTAGCGCCGCCGTAGCTTGTAGCATCGCCACGCGCACGCTTCCGCGCAGAGTGCCGAGCGATTGCCCGCTCGCATCGCGCCGCACCGTGCAATCAAGGCTGAGAGTCGCCAGCTTGTGCGAATCGTATTCGCCGCCGTCCGTCGTGCGGTTGTTTTGCTGGTTTGGATTCGTGCCGCCGACTTGCACGCTAACCGTCACCCGCGGCGTGCTAAGCGTCCCGCTGGTCGAAAGGATCGTGCGCGAGGTAAGAATCTGCGTGCTCGCCAGCGAAGCCGCAAGATAGGTGGCAACGGCGTCCTCAATGTTGCCCTCGTAGTCCAGCAGCGCGGCGTTTGTAGGTGCGGCCATATCAAAGCGGGTCGGGTCAAGCGGCCTCTTGGAAGAACGCGGCGCCAATCTGCGCTTGCTGCGCCTGAAACGGCGTCAGCGTGCCCTCTGACGCAAGCCGCATCATCTCCTCGTAATAACGCCGCATCGCGCTTTCGCGTTTGCGCATTGCCGCCCATACGAGCCGCTGCCCGCCGTTGTCGTCGCGCTGCGTGAAATACTTGGTCGCGTTCGACGCGCCAACGTAGGGCATCGTCGGATCGTTGCGCCCGTCCTCAAAGTCGCCCGGTGCCGAGCTGTGCCGCGTGACCCATGCCGGCGCCCGCGTGCCACCAAGTCCGCGGTATGCGCGCAGCCAGCCTGCCCGCGCCCAGCCTACGTTTGCCATCGCCGCGTTAAGGACCGTGCGGAATTGCGCCCGCTCCGGCCACAGCGTCACGTTGTTGTACGCTCGCGGATTCGTTTTGACGCGCCCACGCTTTCCGCGGGCTTCGCGGTGCATCTGCACGCTAGGCAGGACCGCGTAGGTATTCCGCAGCCGGCCTTCCATGTATTGGGACGCGTGATCCCAAGCCTTTTTGTCGCCGGTCCGCACGATGTTTCGGATTCGCGGTTGCCGAAATTCCTTCGGGTCGAGCGGCTTGAAGATGCGTTCAAGGTCGGCGGTTACCTTTTTGCGCGCCTGTCCCATCGTCTTAAACGGCGTCATTTCCATGCACGCCTCCGTTGCGAGCCGGCCCTGCACCGTCAGCGTTCCGATTGCCGGATCGACTATGCCCTTGCGCGCCAATTCGCGGATACGCCCGAGCTGGAAGGCGATGTCGTTTTCCCGCGTGGACTGTACGCTGAATCCGATCATGTCAGCCGCTTGAGCTGGAGCGTGAAACACGGTTCGCCTCCGGTATTGGCTCCGTCTACCTTTTCGATGCTGTATCCAATCGCGCCGTAGGTAATAGTCCCGCGGTTTGCCGGCACAGTGGCCCCCCATTGCGTTTTGGAGGCCACAAGCACTACTTCGGTCTGCGCCCGCTGCGCGTAGTCCTCAAAGGCGTAATCGACCGCAACCTGGTTGAACACGCCAGTCAGCCCGGAGACCGTGACGCCCGCGGGCGACGTGTACGAAAAGGACTCGCCCATAAGCGCCTCATTGAAGTCGGCTGCTAGATCGTTGATGTCATCGAAAGCGCTCATGGGCGGTGGCAGCGGTTAAACCTTTTCCTCTGGCAGATTCGCGGCGCCCATTGCGCGGCACACCTTGACCGCTTCGTGCAACTCCTCCGCAGCAGGCGGAAACACAAGCGGCCCCATGTGGCGGAGCTGAATCTTCGTATCGGCCCAAACGTCGCCGCCGAGGTCGCGCCACCGTTGGCAGAAATACCAATCCTCCGACAGATAACGGACAAGCCCGTTCGGGTACTTGTACGGCCCGACCGCGAAGAAGTCCCATTCCGTGCGGATGCCGCCTGCGTGGTTGCTGTCGGTCGTGTAAGCGATGTCCGGCATCTTATCGCGCATCGTCTCGAAAACGCTGCGGTGGATCAGGAGGAACCCGGTGCCAACTTCCTGCACGCGCAAGGCACCGTTCGCGTCCGGTTTTTCGTTGCCGGCCGGGTTGAACACGAAACGCGGTATTACCCGCTTCATCGCGTACAGTCCGCCAATCAGCTTGCGGCCCTCTTTGATCCCGTGGAGCCACAGCCGCGCGATATGCTCCGGCTGGAACTCAAGGTCCACGTCGAGGAACAGCATCCAATCGTATTCCGAATCGAGGAACCGAGCCGCGAGCGTATTGCGGGCGCGAGACACTAGCGAATCGTTGGTGATGAAATCCAGTTTGCCGATAAACGGCGTGCGCAACAGCGTTTGAATCAGCGATTGCGTGAATACGGTCGTCATCTGCGAACCGTAGCAGGGAAGCGCGCAGTAGATTTGCTTCGATACGGGCAGCGCTTCGGGGAACTTTACCTCGGTCTTTGTCGTGGCGGTGGCGTTTTGTGTCATGGGAAAAAGCTGTGACTCCGTGCAAGAGTGTCGTGGTGATTTCCGCTCCTAGCCGCCCGCCGGATGCACGCCGGCGGGCGGTAGGACACGGACGCCCGGCGACGACACGCCGGGAACCTGTGGGTTAGGCGGAGCGGATGCGGCGGAGATTGCCGGTCACGCCGATCTGCACCCCGTAAATAAGGCACAGTTGCGTGCGCTGCTCTTGGCCGTCGTACCAGTCGCGGAACTGGAGCGTGAGGCCCGAAGCCGGATCGGTGATGTTGGTCACCTGGCCGGCCCAATTCCGCGGGACAACCGGCACGCGGGCGGCGATGCACGCAGCCTGCGGCGCGAGCGCAACGGCAGCGAGGGATTCCGAGTTGGTCGGGATCGTGCCGTTAAACTCGTGGATCGTGAAGCCGTGGATGGGCGGCGGCTTGCCGCTGCGCAGGTACTCCGGCGACCCGATGGCGTAAGCCTGGGTGATCGTGGTATCTTTGCGGAGCGTGTCGCAGTAGGTCGGCGGGGCGATGATATGGCGATTGAACGTCGGCACTTTGTCCGTGTTCATGGAGGTCGCCAGACCGGCCACGTTCGCCGCGTTGAAGTTCGCGGCGGTGATCAGCGTGTTCGCCGAGTAGTTCGCGGACGTGACGAGCGCGAGGACCGCGGCCATGACGTTCTCGAAGATCGCGACGACCGCCGGCTTGATGTACATTTCAGCGAGCTTAACGTCGCTGAACGACATTTCCGTGTCGCCGAAACCGAGGTCAACGCCGACGTAGTTCGACAACGTGACGGTGCGGGCGGTGGTGGTGGAGTTCTGCGAGCTGCGCGACGCGGCGAAGTTCGAGACCGAGGGATTCGTGACGAAACGGGTCGTCACGGCGGAGCCGCGGTCGGCGATGTCGCCGGAGAAGTCGGTCGTGAACGCCGAGAACGGGAGAACGGTGGTCTGAAGGGCTTCGAGCGTGAGCTGCGAAATCCGAGTGGCATTTACACCATTGAGGGTATTCGTGGCCATTTTAGGTTAGTGCTGAGTTGGTTTCGCTGAAATACGTTCAGCCGCGCCGCAGGTAGGTGCGGAAGAAAATTTTAGCCTGCTCCGGGTTTTTGGCGGACAGGTCGGCGTATTGGGCCCACTTGCCGGCGTCGGTCGCCTCGGGAGCGGGCAGCGCGGACAGGTTCGCCTCGACCGCGGACAGGACGAGCGGCGGAATGCCGAGCTTGGCAGCCGACAGCGCCTCGGCCTTTTCAAGCGCGGCCTTGTGTTCGGCTTTGAGCGCATCGACGGCTTTGTTGTGTTCGAGGTCAGCCGCGGCGAGCTTGGCCGTATAGTCAGCCTTCGCGGTTTCGAGTTCGGCCTTCACGGCGGACAGGGCGGCGGCGTGCTCCTCGTCCTTTTTGGCAAGGGCGGCGGAGTGCTCGGCGCTGAGTTTGGCAGCCACGTCGGTTTCGACCTTCGCGAGCTGCGCCTTGTGTTCTTCGAGTTTGATAGAATCGGACATGGCTGCGGTGTTGTTATAGGTTGGGGCGTCAACGGTCGGAGCCAATGACGCCTTGATGGAAAGGAGGCCGTCAGGATTTGCCGCGGGATGGCGGACGAAATCGACGGAGGCCACGCGAGCGATGCGCGCGGAAGGGATGGGGCGAACAGCGCCCGCGGGAGCAGTTTCGCCGAGGCGCGCCGGCTTTTCGCTGCCGTCCGCCATGACCCAAAAGGGAGCATACGAAATGACCGGCGAAAGCCCAAGCTGGTCAGGATGCTTGCCTGCGATCTCCATGATCTTGTCAGCCAGGTCACCCGCCGACTTGCGGAAGCTTTCAAGGAAATCGAACGCCCGCGCTTTGAGCTTCATTCCCTCGCGGTAGACGCCGGAGAAAAAGCCCATTTCCTGCCCGAGCCGTTCCTTGTCGGCACCGTCGTGCCCAAGGTACGCCGCGACCGATTTGCCGAGCAGCGCCTTCATCGCGCCATCAATGCTCTTTTCGTCGATATAGAAGCCGTGCCCGATTGCCTCGGTGTCGCCGGTCAGGATCGTAACGTCACGCAGGCCGCCGGCAGATACGGACAGGGCTTCGAGTTGGGCGCGTTGTTCGGTCATGGTTCTTCCTATTGTTCCGGCGCGTCAACTTGCTGGCCCGTTGCGGTCAGCGAAGCCAACAGCGCGCAAATCACCTCTTCATCGTCCGCGTCAATCTCCGCCTCATAGCGGCGCCGCAATTCGTACAGGTCGCCAGCCGGCGCGACGTAGGCCGATGACAGCAGCAGGAGCACGGTTATTGGTCTTCGCGCGTGTTAATTGAGCCAGTAACATAGGCCGGCGTTCCGGTAGATGCCTTTGCAGCAAGCGTGATCCACTCGCCCGGCTGCAATGTGATCTCGCCCGAGGTTTCGCCGTTGGTGAAATGGTGGTCGATGTCGCCCGTTTCGCCAAGGTGCCCGGTCCAGAGGATTTGAGAGTTGTCGGAGAATGAAACCGTCGTGGCCGCAGTGTCCCAGTTGGAACAACTGCCCACGCTGAACGCCTGAAAGTTCGGCGTCCCAGCCAGCGTGCCATTTTTGATCAGGTAGAAAATGCACGGTTGCGTATGCTTTAGCGCGCCGGAAACGCTGAGAAGATTGATGACCGATTGATTGCTTCTTCCGCCGTAATAACGCTTGTTCTGGATCGTGAAAAGCGCCTGAAAGTTGGTCGCTCCTACCGTCGTCAGCGTGTTGACGTAGGAAAACCGCGGACCGTGCAAAATCTTTTGGCCCTCGATCATGCCGGCGAACGATCCAGCGTATACACGCAAGTCTGTCGTGCTGCCGGCGGAGTAAGCGGCCATTGTAAACGGGAACGACGGATTGCCGACATGCGTGGCGGTCAGCGTATTCGGAAACTTGAGAGTGTGAACCGTTACAAAGTCGGCGTTGTTGTCGCCGTCTGGCGCAACCTCTACCTTGAAGGAAACGGTGCCGTAGCCGAGATACTGAATCCCGATTTGATATACGTTGCCCTTGGTCGGGTCGATTGTGACGCCGCTGGCCCCGGTGCCGTCCAGCTTGTCGCCGTTCCAAGTGCTCTGCGCGTACCAAGTATCGGTTGAGGCGACGCCGGCCTTCGTCTGCGCAAACGTGCCGGCGGCGGGCGTGCCTGCTCCGCTTTGCGCGAGCGAATAGCTGCCCGAAGCCGCGCCGGCAGAATTGCGAACAAACACAACCGTCGAGCCGATAGCCTCGGCGTCCCATCCGGTAAACGTGCCCTGAGAAATCTCGTAGGCCGTGCGCGCCGTGCTGCCGTTGTTCGTTGCGGTGACGTTGTACGTCGTGCCGTTCAGCGTGACGTTGTAATTGTTGGTTGCCGTGCTGGCAGTCGTCACGGTGAGCGTGCGCACCTCGCGAACGCCGCGCGCAACGTGTAGGATCCCAAACGCCGTTCCGTTGTATCCGAAGTAATAACCGTCCTCGGCGTGACCAACGCCCATCACCTGAATCGAATCAGCAACGCCAGCCGTGAAGCCGCCGGCAAACCGCGCGACAACGCCCTGCCCAGCCCGATAGCGCAGCCGCTTCCGGCTTTGAATCGTCCCGAACGAAAAGACGGTCGTTCCGGTGCTGCATACAAAAGACGAGTCGGTAGCCGTGGCCGTTCCGCTTCCGCTCGTGGTTGCGAGCTGTTGCTGCGGATTGATGCCGTACACGGCATCTGACTGGAAAATAGGCGTGAGCGATTCGGCATGAAGCGAGCCAAACGGCAACCGCGGATCGTGTACGGCAACCTCAATGTGGCCCTCTTCGGTCACGGGCACGTTGACGTAACTTCCGCTCGTCGTCGCGCCCATCAAAACGGACCGAGTGATGATCGCATCTGCATCCGTGCTGACGCTCTGATTCAGCGGCGCGTTGCTGTGGCGGAATTGCCCGTAATAGGTGTAGAGCCTAAGATAGCTTTGCGCTCCGGTGCTGTTTACCAGCCGCACGCGGAAATAACGCGGCCCCTTGACCGCCGTGTGGAATTCGTGGATTCCGCTTGCGATAGCAAAGCCCGCGGTCGGAAACGTGTTCCAGTTGGTGCCGTCTACCGAGAAGTCAAAATATAGCGTGCCGGCATTATCGGCAACGCAAGAAACCATGACATCGGTGTGGCTGTTTTGCTCTGCTGAGCCCGTGAAAGTCGCCCCGCTCGCAAGCGGCGTGGTCGTGCTATTGCCGGACGATGCGACGGCGCTGGAGTAAACAGGCAGTGGCGCGTCCGATGTTACCGGCAGCGATGCGCCCGCGGCGCCGGAATCCAGCTTGACCCGCTGGAATTGCAGGCCGCTGACTTCATCGGTCGCAATTGCGGTATCCGGCGGAGGCGTGGCCGGGCGTGTCTGTTGGTAGGTAACCGACATGGCTTAGTCCTCCGTGTCTTCCGGCTTCGGCTTGGGAGTAAGTTCGCCGGACTTTAGCCGCCCGGTCATCGGATCGCGTTTCAATTCCAGCGTCGCCGACATCGCCGGCACGTTAACCTCGTTCTCGATGTTCACGACCGGCGCAGGCACCACAACAGGCGCTTGCTCCAGGTTCACCGTCGCGGGCTCAACCGTGACGTTGACCGCGGGAGGCTGCACCGTGACCGCGGCAGGGTTTACCGTGATTGGCTGCGACATGGCAACCGCGGCAGGGTTTACCGTGATGTTTTGAGCCGGCGGAGCCTCAACGTGGATTTGCGGCGCGAACTGGCTCGGATGCACCGTGACGTTAGGCGGAGCGATGTTGATAGGCGCTTGCGTGATCGTGACATTGGGCGGCGGCTGCGCGGCGAGGGTGGCGAGCGTTTGCGCGTGCCGGCTCTCAAGCGCCGCCATCGTCGCCTCGCCCTTTTCCTGCGTATCCTTCGCAAACGCGGCTTGCACTTGCTCCATCGAAACCGGCAGCGGCAGGCCCGCGGCTTTCAGCTTTTCGTTTTCCTCCTTCTTGGTCGCAATGTGCTCGTCTACCGTCTTGCCCTGCTCGGCGCACCAATCGGTCAGCGTCAGCAGGCCGTTAAGGTAAAGGTTCAGCTCGGCCTGAGTGTCGCGCCCGAAGTCCACGGACATCCGCGGCGGAAGCGCGAACGTCCAGCGCCACCAATCATCGGACGGCGGAAGGATGCCGCTTTTGATCGCCTTGGAGATAGCGTAGCCGACCGCCCGTTTCGCAAACGGTTTCAGCAGGTCCTGCCGGTCTTCAATCGACCGCATCGCCGTCGCCACAATAAAGCGCGTATTCGCCCCGCCGAGCGCGGAAATGTCCCACGCCAGTTCATACGGCCAGTTGATCCCGGCCATAGCGTTACGCAAAAGCCGGTTCATAAATTTCTCCCAAGCGTCGCCCGGACGGTCGTTTTTGAACGCCTCCAGCTTTTGCCCGCTGCCGGCCTTGAAGTGCTTGACCGTTCCGCCGAACATTTCCTTCCCCATCACCTCGGCATTGCTGCCGTTGTTCAGCCCGCGCAGCACACGTTGCGGGTCATCCATGTCGGCCAGCCCGGTTTCGTTGTATTCGATCAACCCGATGGCGGAGGCCAGCGCGCACGCCATTTTCTCGTAACCCTGCACCGTCCGCAGGTCTTTCAGGTCGAGAATCGCGTGCGAAAAGGCAGGGAATCCGCGCACTTGGTCGATCCACTGCGGATCGTACAGAAGCTCAAGATCGCGCGCGGAAACGTAGCGGTCACCTTTGCCGTCCGAAGACTCGCCGAGAATGTTATACGCGACCGCCCGCCCCGCGTCGTTTAGCACCACGCCATCACACAGCCGCAGCCCCTTGTAGGGCCCGCTCTCCAGCCGCTTGCCGCGGCCATCGTAAGACTCGCGGCTGCCGATGTTGTGCGCCGGAATAAGCTGAATTGCAGGGAATCCCGTTTCGTACTCCGACAGCATGACGCCGACATCTCCGTCGCGGTCCACGGAAACCGAAGCCAGAAAAAGCGCCGTCTGGAAGTCGCGACCTGCAATGTCCGCAATTGGATACCATTCCTCCCGCAGCCACTCCGCGGCACGTTCGCCCCAAGCACGATCCTTTCCGGTAAAATGCGGCAGCCACGCACGCCCCACTGCGTACATGCTACGCGCGTCAGTTCCGCCCTTCACCGGCCCAAGGTTCGCGTAAAGCTTTCGCGAGTCGCTTAGAAGCTGCGCGCGGTCCCACGAATTGACCTCCTCCGTGATCGGCTTCGTGGTGATCGGCTCCTGCGGGCGCCGGCAAATCTCGCGCCAGTTGGTCGCGTCGAACAAAGCGCCGAGGGCAGCGCGGGCAAATTTCACACGGGCTTTGAGTGTCGGGAACATATTAGCGCAGGATTCCGTAGCTTTCCGAGCGCGGCGACATCATGCCGGCGTCTAGCGTCTGAATCGCCAGTTCCGTCGCCATGATAACGTCAGCCAGGTTAATGCCCGGCAGCGCCTGCAAGTTGACGCTCTTGCCGTTTACGCTGGTTCCAATGATCTGGCCGGACTGCGTATTAACGCTAGTCCACTTGGTAGCTTGCAGGTCTTCCAGCCACTCGCGCGGGTTCGCTTCGTTGTTGCGCAGGGCTTGCCGGATTAGGATTTGGACGAGCGTCTTCACCTACCTCGGTGCGCACGTCAACAGGAGCCTACAAGTTAGCTCGGTCTCGAAAAAGTGGGTTGAACCGTGAGCCCATACTTCACCCTACATGGGCAAAGTATGGTGTTAGCAGCAGTCGAAAAAGTTGGGAGACCTTTCGCCACATCATGCCGGACCGAGTTGGTTACGCTCTGTGCCCTCGTTGCCGCTGGTGCGGCATCCGGCATCATTCACCAGAGTTGCAGTCCTCTCGCGAGATTAAGCACGCTTCGGGTGGATCGCGTGCGCCAGTGAATCGCGGTCATGGCTTATTAGGCCGCACCGCACCGGTTGCCCGGTTTGTTTGCATCCCATTTGAGGGTTTCGGCTCTAGCAAACGGAAAAGCCCGCAGGGCCGGGAAGGCTGCGGGCTTTTTAGCGGCGTTCGTCCGCCAAGAGCTTTAGCGGATTCCCGGCCGCTACGTGCGCCAAGGTGCACGCCGAAATCGGACTGTCAAGCTAATGTTTGCCGAGTGCCGCGTGCGCTAGGTCAATCGGCCCAATCTCCGGCGCCCGAACCTCGCCATTTTCCCGCACCGTCGAGAACTCGACGCGCAGCCGGTCGTTCACTTGGCAGCCCGCCGCCTCCATGCTGACACGCACAAGCGTTTCAGGGTGCAGCGGCACGCCCTTGTCCGCGAGCATAGGCAAGCGCGCGAACGTCGTGAAATACGCCTCTGCCGCATACGGCACCATGATCGCGAACCGGTCATTAATCCCGCCAAACCGGCCCCACCACGGCGTCAGCGCGTCGGCGGTCATTCGCTCCAAGTCTTCGGCCACGAAGCCGGAAAACCACAAGTCCGGGCGCGTGCGAATGATTAGCTCATGGTCGGTCGGCCCGCTGCGCCGGTAAAGCTTCCAAGCCTCGTTGAGCTGCCAGAGCTGCCGAAGCACGCCCTGCGGCGGAACGGA